GGTTTATTTGCATATATGTCACCTATTATACTATGTTGAATGTCACCTGTTCCAGAGCAAACGATTCGGCAGCAGTGTCATTGCCTATAACCATACCGCAGTAGCGTCCGCGGACTTTACGTCTATCCGCGTTGCCCTTCATGTGTGCCGGAACTTTTATATTCCGTGTGTATCTGGGAGTAGCCCCAGAGGTCATGTCCTTTATCAACTTCTCTGCCGATGCTTCTGTAAATACTTTACAGTACAACGTATCAGAATCATTGGTCCCACCGGCACCATCGCCACCCGTTACAGCAGAGATATTCGCTATGCGGCCGAAGCGTTTCTCCCCGCCACCCATGGCGGTTAGTATCGGACCATAACCTACATAAGCTGTAATGGCAGTAGTGCCTGCTTCACCGGCGTCGTCGCTCTTAGTGGCAGGGTCCCACTCTCGTATGTATCCGTCATTGCTTGCGATCAGCAACGCTCTGTCTTCTGGGGCATCGGCTATAAAGTTACACATCCCATACAGTGAGCACTCTACTGGATATGATTCTGGAAACAAACCGCCAGATCGCTCATCGTAGAACCACCCGGTGTTGGCACCCGAAGATATAGTGACACGCGAAATTATTATGCCCTTCGCGTCTGGGTCATACGCCATCGAGATCCTGTGTATAAGCGGATCGTACGCCAGGTCCTTAATAAAATCAGGGTAGCGCTCTTCCAGTACGTTCTGCGGTTGGCCGAAACCTTTCGGGATCGCAAGCATTCCCTCCTGGGTTAGCAGGAACAACGTCTGGTCGTTGTTCCATGCCCATGCCCTGGCCGCCAACAGTCCCGTCGGCCTCAGCTTATCAAGACGTCCACCCGCACAGGGGTTGCCGAGCAGAACATATAGTTCACTCGCGCATCCAAATACCATATAATCGTCACTGTATGATACGGCGTCTATAATGATATCTCCGCACTCACCGGTATCGGTGTTGTTACCGGCCACTGCCGAACCCGCGTCGTTCTGGGCATACAGGAAATCAAACGGGTTGTTCTGCCTGGTAGCATACCACTGATGGGGGTAATATGTGTCACCTAAGAGCCACAGCCTGCCTATGTGCAGCTTGACGATGGAGGCTGTTGTCGGCATAGTGCCAAAGTTCGTTGTGTCATTTCCATAAGGCGTCCACGCATACCAGAAGGGTCCCGCGACTTCCACAGTTGTTGTGAAGGATATAGCAGCTTCAAATTTATTTGTCCCGGTTACGGTCTCAGCAGCCGTAAATGTCGCCGTCGTGATTCTGTTACCATAAATGGTTGTGGCACCTGTAGTAGCTGTTATATAATCTACCACCATCTTAGCACCGGACGAACCCCCGGTAATTATGTCACCGTGATAAGGTATCGTTCCGATATCGGTCGTGGTTATTTTCGAGTTTACAAAATCGGCGATACGGAACTTCGTGTCATTTGCTATGAATACTTTACCATACGCTTCCACGGCCTGTAGTGGTTTCGTGCAGTCCATATCATCCTTGGCTGCGGTGAGTTCTACGAGTGTTGTCGGTGAGTCGCCGTAGAACAACTGGTTGTTGCAGAACGTCACGATGTTGCGGGTATACTTTTTATCGTTGGGGCTTATAGGTCCTGCGGCGAACACCCCAAACCCAGAAGCGTCCGGGCTTGGAACCGTGCCTCGCAGATCCCACGTCGAACCTCCGTCAGAGGTTGTCCAGCATTTCTCCTGCCCCACAGGATCATATTCTCTCCACCACGATATAGCATTTGAGCCATCCGGTGAGGCATCTGTCATAACTATGGCGTACTTGGTTCCAGAAACTACGGAATATGGCGAAACAAAAGTCACTTCCGGCCAAGTTATACTGGTGCCAGTGCCCTGTGTATCACCATCAAATGTTCCGGTGGCCAACGCGGAGCCCGTTGGTTTGGTGTCAACGTCCACCGCGTACAGGGACACCGTTATTGTCCCTGGCGTATTGGACCTGGTAACTGGAACAGACACACCAAGGGCAGAGTAACTTGAGGATGCTGCAAACACTTGCGCCACAGAGTCAAACGCGGAATCCCAAATTGCAGAGCCGTTATCAAAATCAGTAGGATATACTCCATTTAGCCTGTAGCTGTCTTTGTATACGTTAGCCATATTGCCCCCCTTAGTTATTCCGCAGGTTCCTCTTCTGTAGCGCTGGCAGCAGAGTCGACCACGGTTATTGATACTATTTCAACTATTGGACTAGCGACGTCACACACTTGTGTGGTACTCCACTTGACCGACGCCGGGCGTTTTCCGCCGCGCGCTCTGTCGTCCAGCGAATCATAGGGCCTTACATTTAGTAAATGCGGGGATGTCCCTTCTGGCTGATTCTGCGTAGCAAAACCCTTGTGATATCCTTTGAACGGAAATCCGATTCTCATGACAGTACCCCTCCGCGCCGTATTGACTTTTATTATAATATGACAATATTTATGTTTACTTATAATACCAATTTAAAACAGGTGTCCCCCAATTATGGTACACTGGGGGACACCGTACTGCCGTACCGTACTATTATCCCACTGTCACTGCGTCGAAATCTGCCGAAGTAAGTGATCCCTCATTGCAATAGAGCATCGTCCCCACGCCTCCGTCCACATGTATGAACAGACATCCAGGGGCGTAACCCGTGGCTGCGTCCGCTGGTACTGTCGTACCATATGCAATTAGAATCCCGTCATCCGACTTAAAGATAACGCGCGGCGTAGCCGAACCAGCCTTGGCCGCAGTCATCTCATGTAAGTCATTACTGATATAAAATCTATTATTGGCCATTTAAGACCTCCTTAGTTGTATGTTACGTTTTCCCACCGCCTAAGCCACGGACGTCGATCAAGCACATTCCCCAGTGTTCGCGGTGCGGAGTTCACATCAATGCGGTGCGCATCGGGCAGTGCTACGTCGTTAAAGTACCCAATGTACTTGTTTCCCAACTCGGCATCTTCGGCCTCCATCTCACACATAGCGAGACAAGCCACCTTTATAGCTTGGTCGAATTGGGCGCCGGCTGGGTGCAGGTTCCCCTCGGGTTCAACCACATAAATACTTCCCACGGTCGGGTCCGTTCCACCGGCGGTTCCGTCGGAATTAAGCCAATCAGCGACGGTGAAAACGCCGGTGGTTTTGACATAGTCCGTGACCGTGGCATAACTGCCGACGCCCGTACCAGATATAATGCGTATGATCCAGTCGTTAAAATAATCATCAGCCTCAGTCCTTGAGGTATCGGTAAGCGTCGTCGCTGCTCCTCCTGTGGCCGTCCCTCCCTCGATATCCATTTTGTCGAAGGTAAGTACATGTTGGAACTCAATAGATTGCACAGAGCTGGGCGATGGGTCAAAGGTTATTTCCCACCGCCTACTCGATCCAAGGGCCGCAGTAGTCGGCTGATATGGCCTTATGGCCGCAAGCGTAGGATACCCGGTCCGTAGGTTTGGGCTTCTGTTTTGCAATATCCGCGAGATATCACACCACTCGATCCGCGCCCTATGACTGGAATCAGCTACATAATTTATCCCGCCAACAGGTTGAGTACATCCGGCTGATAGCATGTACCTGGCGCCGTCTCCGTTGATAGCGGATAGTGATCTACTTATCGTGTACTCACTTGTGGTATCGGGCGTACTGCCGCCTGATAGTGCAGCGAATGTGAATTTACCAAGTGTTCCGTCGTAGTCTGTAACAACCGCTGACTCCCCGGCTCCTGTACCTGCGGTGATGTAGATCGTATACGTATTAAACAGATCGTCCGCGTACGTACCAGCAAGAGCACTATCGGTAATGGTACTGGCCTCTCCGGTCGTCGTGGTTCCTGTAACCGATGGAGCAAATGTGACCGTCTCCGTTCTGTATGTCCATCTCCATTTACCGCTTCTAGGAGGTCGGGACATAAACATTCTCACAGCCTCATTGACAATCTTCTTGCACTCCCTGAAATTAAATGGATTATCCGCTGGTATGTAAGGTATACCAGTTGTGCTGTTGTACGAAGCTACGCCATAATATTCCGCGACCTTTAATAGCAGATCGCGAAAGGTCAAAGAACTACTTGATTCTGCCATTTGTCACCTCAAATAGAAACTACTGCCCCCGAAGGAAGGGGCAGCAGTTGTGCGTGATTATCCCTGTAAGTTGAACAGAGGGCCATTGCCAGATGCAGAACCTGCAACACAGTAGCCAGCGTACTGCGTGGAATCGTTCTCGGCCACGGTTACGGCAAGCGCTGTCTCCACGTCTTCCAGAGAACCGTCGTGACGCCAGTTGACACCAACACCGCCATTGGTAGTTCCAACAGCAGCCTGCGGGTTAATAAACGTGAGGCCCTTTGTCTGACACCAGAAATAGGTGGCTGTAGCTGCAACTGCGGTAGCAGGTACACCGGCTACAGGAAGCACCACGTCAGTTGAATTAACCAGTGCGGACCACGGATTCGCAAACACTTCGATTGCATCTGAAGTGGTGATAGCAATGTGCGTGGGGCCGTCGAGGTACAGCGTGTAGGCAACATCTGCCAGTGACACATCGTTACCGAGAATACCACGCGTACAGGTTCCCCCGCCAGTGGCGTCAAAGATAATGACCATCCCGCCGCGAAGCTCGTCCTTAGTCAGGGCAGCATGGGTGCCAGCAGGTACGGTGATGGCGGTGACGCCAGCAACATGGGCAGCTCCAAAAGCAGTGTATGCCTGGTGCCCAGTGAGCGAGAACTTACAACCCATGGCACCAGTGATAGCACTGGCAGACTTAGAATAGCGGTACTCACGACCATCGGGCAGAACGACTCTGTCACCGATCTCGTAGTTAGGGTCCTTAACAGTAGACGTACTGTAGATGTAGTCCCACAAAGTAGCGGAGCGGTACATCACGTCGGCGTTACTGCCGACGTACTTAACTTTTGCTTGGCCTTGAGCCATAATAGATCTCCTTTTTTAGCCGTGATAATTTACACGGCGTTGGTTTGATTAGGCCGTAATAGCTTTGTGCATCACGAAACCGCACTCGCGCCGGTTGGTGACGAGGTTATTATGACAGCCATCCAGAAACACGGTGAAGGTGGTGTGCTGGCTCCTGTCGTACATAGGCTCGGTCTCTTCCATCCAGTAGTTGCTCTGGACAAATGGCTTGAACTTATTAAAGTCCACGCAGTAGATTGGGTCTGTCTCGTCAGAGGTGACGGGATCAGTTACACCATCGAGCTGAGGAATCCACTGTGCCGGGATACGGTTGATCAGCACATTAGCACCATCGTCGATGCGAAGGTTGCCAAGCACGTCCTTGCCGCTGTGGTTATCATCTTTGGCGTCCGCCAGGTCCATCAACTCAGCGATAGTCGTGTAACCCGCGTACAACCGCTTCGTCGGTGAGCCACCCTTGGAGGGATCATTAACGAAGATAGGAGCTTTAAATTTCGTGCGCATAAATGCGATACGAAACTTACGCAGCAGGTCGTTATTGATCGAGGTGTACACGTCCGCGTAGTTCTTCCACTTCTCGTTCACGGAAGCGTCGAGTCCCGCGCATACAGTGCCGGTGCTGCCATCCTGGTATCGGATAGTCTGGCCTACGAATCCGCCGGTAGTGCTATCTGCATCAACCATGTTGATGAAGTAAGGAACTCCATACGGATACAGGTCGTCAGAAGCATTCGTGGGAGTCATCCACGCACGGTCTTCGATCAGTTCGGCCAAGGCCCACAGCCCGTCAAGTCTGCGTACAGCGAGAAGATTGATGAAACCCTTTACGGTGTTCTTGTTGCGCAGAATTTCGAGTTTATCCCAGCTATAGTGGGTACCAAGTTGAACCCAAGGTACTTCGATACTCTGCATGACGTCTCCTACCGTGGGCTCGTCAACATCGTAATGTCTGCGGTAACGGGCATTGCCAGTGTTGCTTAGCATCACCTTACGGACAATGCTGGTTCCGCCGTCGATCTCAGTACGCTCCTTCTGATAGATCCGGCAAAACTCATAGTCTGGGTTGTCCCAGCCAACCTCGAACTCCTGCTTGGGCAGGTCTTCGATGGTCGTTTGCAGAAGGTCTGCTAATTCGCTACTTTTTACTGCCATAATTATTCTCCATCTGTGCCAAGGACTTTCTTCATTCTGTTGCGCACCTTAGCTTCCAGCTCTGACTGCGTCCTTGGCTTTCCTGCGGCGCCAGAACTTGTGGGCGTGGTGCGTTTACCCTGTGACGGTTTCAACTGGATACTGTTGCTGCGTTTCTTCGCGGTGGACAAAATGTCCTCACGTATGATCTGCGAGCGGTATTCATCGGTAACAATCAAGTGCGCTTTTAGCAAAGCGTCCTCTACTGTTAGCGGCCTGCCATATGCCTGCGCCCCAAAAAAGATGTCCTCTCCTAAGTTGCATACTCGAACACGGTTTGCTTTTTCATCAGCCGTGAGTGCCTCCCAGGACTGCCCCATAGAACGCTTTCCATAGATCGGTGAGAACTGACCCATGGTGTCATTCTCGAAAAATGCGTTAATCTCCGCCTGTGTGGCCCGCTCGTCGGCTGCGGTGGCTGCGTCATGTGTCGCGGCCTCCACGACTGTCTTGTTAGCGGCGGCGCTTGCTGACAGTTCGTTAATTATATTGGCCATCTGTTCCATCTGCGACCGCATAGGAACGACCAGGTCATCCACCAGCGTGTCATTAGGATAGTCATGCTTTAACTGTTCAGCGGTAGGTAGCTTAACCTCCAGCCGTTTTGCTGGCTCGACTACAGGTGCGGCCGACGGTGCCACAGGGGCTGCCTTGCTGGCTTTGCTTTTGCGCCCGGCCTCGGCGAACAGGTTGGTGACATTGTTATTGTCACTATATAGCTTTTCAAGAGTTGCCAAGGTCAGCTTTGGATTCGCTTTGTACATGTCCCGGATATCATCCTGCCTCCAGCCGCTATGTAGCGCGCTGCGGATGTAGTTGTCCGGTATCTGCACAGTGTCAGATTCTTCCTGCTCTTCCTGCTCTTCCTGCTCTTCCTGCTCTTCCTGCTCTTCCTGCTCTTCCTGCTCTTCCTGCTCTTCCTGCTCTTCCTGCTCTTCCTGCTCTTCCAGTTCGTAATCTGGATCATCGGCTTCATCAACCGAGCTTCGGAAGGTATCCCGGAACGAGCCGGCTATTTTTGCCTCCAACGCCTCCAGCTTTTCGGGGTCTTCACTAACATCTGGTCCTAATTTAACAGTCCGGGTTTTCTCGTTTGCCATGTGTACTTTCTCCTGTTGCTGCCTGCTATCGCAGGGGTAGGTTATAGAGTAGTTGCACGGCGCTTGCCGTGCTTGTTCGTTTGCTTAACGAAGCCGCATTTCTCGAGATATGCGTCATGCTGCGAGTATTTCTCAAACACAGGTCGGCACTGCTCGTCGAGCTTTATGTCTGGAAATAATCTCCGATGCTCTTCGGCTTGGTCAGGCGCTATTGCCAACGAATCCGAGTGCAGCGGCGTGGCGTAGCTATCGGCTGGGGTATGCGCGTTCTCAGCCGCGTAGTTACGAAGCATGGCAGCGCCGCATATGGGACAAGGTTGGTTGGACTTACACTGTGACATCGGCAGACTCTTCTCTGTTTCGTTGTCGCATTTGTAGCATTTAAAAACGTAGGTAGGCATATAACATTACCCTTTCCTCTTGGCGGCCAGTTTCTGTCTGTCAGACTTTACGCCGGTGTTGGCCTTCTCGAGCTGGGTTGTCCGATCGTCACCAAGCATCCGCTTGAGAAAACCCGGCTTCGTAGCCTTGGCTAGTGCCGCATTCGCCTTATCACTTGCTGCTTTGGCCTTGGCCACTTTCCTCTTCGCCAGTTTTATTCTAAGCGCTTTGACATCGCTGTTCGGGCCAGCAGTCGCTGCTTTTAACATGGCCATGGCGTTCTCTAATTTCTCTTTCTCTGTCATCATCAATACACCCCCTGGTTGATACTTTGACCCTGGTTCGCCCCATCTTGGAAACTCGCATTCATATCCTGCTGCGGGGTGGCCACATTTATCTTGTCACCTCCCGGCGCAAGACTCTTCGCTTGCCCGGATGTGGCTTTACCACTGGTCTTCGGTCCCAACTGCGCCAGCAACATAAGTCGCTGCTCATGCTGCGGATCGAAAAACCACCCCGTGATGTCTTCATCAATACCCATGAGTTCAGATGTCGTCTTCAAACAGGCGGTGGGATTGAACTGCACTCCCTGCTGTTGGAGCACCATAGCGGTCTGCGCAACCGATGGCAAAACGTTGGCTGCAAAATCAAGCACCTGCTTGGCCTGCACCTTTGGGTCAGGCGCAGACATGGATTTGCGCTTTATCTCGAACACCAGGTGATCCCAGTCACCAGCACGTTGCTCTGGAGTGAGATACAATTGTATCGACTCGCCGTTACTGAGACGGTGAGATACAGGCGTATTGATTAGCGGGTCATGGTGCATGTGCCAGGCTTGCGCAGCCTTTATGTCCCGCGTGCATTCATATACTTTATCAAGCGAGTCGTTTAAACCCACAGCCGCGTTGGACTGCATTATGTTTGCTACGGTCGCCACGTCTGTATTTGGCTTGGCACCCGACGCAGCGTCGGGATTGCCCGCCATGTAATTGCCCCAGTACTGTATCTGTTGCAGTGCAGCCAGGCTCTCTTCCACGCCTTCGCCGCCAACTGCGATGGCTTTTACTGATTCCGGATTACAGGCGACAAAGTCACCATCTGCGCCATCTTTCATGGCTTGGACTTCATCCACCTGCCCAGGATCATACGCGAGGATAGACTTGCGCGCGTCCACCCGGTACATGGCCTTCTTCATCGTCCTGTTTGCCAGCATGTGAAGATCAAACCACACACCAATTGGTGAGATCGGCATAGGGTTATCAGGGACAGGCTGCGACAGCGTGAGGAACTGATAAGGTCCTTCCTTCGGGCCATAGTAGTCACTCTGTGCCAGAAACTTATCCATCGACACTACGCGCGGATCGGCTATCGTTACCAGTTGCTGGGCGCCTGGTATCCACAGCGGCACAACATCTACGAAGTCTTCTAATTCTGCGAGCTCGGAGTGAGCTACCTTTCTGGACAATTGCTCCAGCTTATTGCTAACGTCGGCATGACCAGACCTAGGGAGCTCCAGTACAGCGTCATGGTCGTACCTGCTATCGTCCAGCAATATCTGCCTGGGCACCCTAACTGCGTCGCCAATAAACGAGGACTTGCGCAACAGCTTACAGTCAGTGTCGAAGACAAAATCATCTAGCGATACGGTCTCAGTAAATATCTGCCCGTTGTCAATCATGGTATCGCCGTATGTAAGCACCGAATCGCTTGCGCTTATACCTGTCTTGAAGATGCCCATCATGAATAGCGCATCTACGATACCGCGCCGCAGAAGCTCCTTCATGCCTACTATGCGGTTTATTTCATCCAGGCCCTTTCCTAGCAGCCACGCATAGTCCTGCATGGCTACAAGCGGTGACGTCACTCTAGTTACCGGATCGGAGGACACCAACACCGGGACTGTGGCCTTTACAGTCTGATAAATAAGATTAAGGGGTTCTTCTCCGGTCAGCCCCTGCGCTTCTATGTAGTACTGTCCGGCATATTGTCTAACATACATAGCGCGCGATTTGCGTGCCCCACGCAACCGGTCGAACCCCTGCTTTACGGCAAGTTGCAGTTGCCGTGGGAATAGTTCGGTCATGGTTTGGTACTCCTAACTATTGTCATATGGTTGCCTCCAGGATCTGCTCTCCTTGCGCTTCTTCTTCTTTTCTAGCGCGTGACGCTTTCTCCAGGCCACACTCTTATGTGTATCAGGCACATCCGTGTCACTCGATTCACGCTTCGTTTTTTTGCTACCGAGCAAGCACAGAGCATCCGCAATGACTATGTCACCGTGTGTCTCAAGTGCGCCCTCTCCATCGTCTACCAACTCAGCGGGTCCTATTGTCCCGTTACCATACTCCATGTATGTCTTAGCCTCTTCCATAGCGCTGTATGAGTGATTGATGATGTTACCAGAAGCTATGGCGCGGTCATACTCGCGAAGTAGGGTGCGCTTATTGTCCTTCGACGATTGCCACCCGTATTTTTTCGACACGCCCTCCATAACTGCACCTTCTGCCTTCGGGGTCCGATAGTAATGCGGGTAAGACATTACAGTAACCACCTGTTTGCCGAAGTCCTTTCCTGGACCATTCTTCTCCCAAATAAGGCGCGGCAGCTGCTTAGGCTGACTTCCGCCAACCCATAACGCCAAGGCCACGGCCAAACGCGCAAGCAGATACGGGGGTGTGTTAGCGTCCTTCCACTCGGCGACTTTTTCCTTTGTCTCGTTGCACAATACAGACATTACAGAGTTAGAGGAACCGTGTCCCTTGGATATGTCACAACCTATGGTGTAGCTATAGGTTTGGTCTAACCTACCATCTATCAATTCAGCCCATACCCGCAGCTTTCCATCGGGATGCATGGCTACCCGCACTTTAGGATGTAAACCTCTGTGCTGTTTCCTGCCCCGTATAATATCTTTTATTGAGTCATCGGCCACACCTCTGGCAAAGTCTATGTTTAGCCTGTGTCTGGGGGCGCAGCAAAATAACGCTATGTGTGTTATGATATTGCTAAGCTCAAAAAACAGGTCACCTGATTCAGTATCTTGCGCAAGAATTTCTTGGGCTATTTCTGACCGAGACAGTTGTTGCTCCATGATATTGAACCACAAGGAGCGAATTTCCCATGACTTAGTCAGCGGGTCCTGAACCGCGTAACGTCCTACACCCTTCTGCGGGTGGTCCCAATACATGAGTGAAAAGATGTCCACGCCTGAGGTCTTCCATTTGCTGTACTCTGTGCCAGGACCAGCAACAGTGCTGTTGATAAATCGGCACAGAGACGCGGGGCCTGTGGCGCTACGGATCTGCTTGCCATATTTGACCTTGGCAAACTCGTCAAGGAGGATGATACGACGCCTATCGCCAGATGCCGCAAATTCTGTTGTGCTTTCGCCATCAATCGTTGAGCCGTTAAGCTCGTTCTTTATGTGCATACATTTGCGGTTCTTACCACCGGGCAATACACCAGGGGGCAGCATCCAGTACGGCAACCATTTGTTTATGTAGTCGTGCTTAGGCAGCAAGGCTTTCATGTTCCCATATTCGTCCACATATGCTTTAGTACGCGACATCTCAAGATACTCACCGCCTGGGTGGAATAGCCACTCCCAATGTATATAGGCCAGACAGCACCAGCTCGCGCCCATGTCGCGCGACTTGTTTATAAGGATGTCTTTACCAGAACAAACGTGCGCGTTAAGCGCGTCGAATAATTCATCCTGGATATCCCATGTTATGAACGGAACATCTGGGAACGGCGCCTCAATCTTTTCACCTGTCACGGGGTCAACATCAAACTGGTGGTATGTCCACACGAATGTGTTTACCCAATACAAATAAGACTTGCTACACGCCACTAGAATAGCGCGCTGCAAGTCCTCATCTTTATCTGCTGCTGCCAGTAAGTCCCTTCGGTATCGTAGGTTTTCCACGGCCCCTTTCGGGACCACCAATCCGGTCTTTTTGCATCGCCAATATCGACGGCGGACCGGAAACGGTGTCTTCAGTACAGGGCGTATCGTCTGAAGTTTGCGTAGCCGCTCCTGTACCTCGTCCTGTACCTTCATGTTCTACCTCCGCAAAACCCTTGTTGAGCCGGCGCACGATCTGTTCATCTAGCCGCGCCACCAGTGGCACCGGCTTCGCTTTGAACTCGTCGGGGACATCGGCTGTCGCCGTGGGCCTCCCTTCCATGCGGGCATAAATTTCTTTAGCTATGGATTTGTCAGGTGGATGGTAAACCGGCTTGTACTTTACGATCACGCCATCTGCTATTACGGGCACCTGTTCTGTCCAGCCGCGTGCCCAGTCCCACATCTGCCTAGCGAGCAGTTCATAGTTTGTCACTACTTCTACCTCGCCATCACGCTCTACCGCCACCTCGGTGTTTCCGATAGCGGATAGAAATGGCGTTATGGCCGCACTGGTTTCTTTTTTAGCCATTGCACCACCTTATGAACTTAACAATGTAAAACAAGACTGCCACCAGCAATAAAGCCAGTGACAGTCTATTCGGATCTAAGTGAGCGTTTCTTATGTCCACTGAAATACCCTCTGTATTAGACACTCAGGCAGTCGGTTGGGTGGCGAGCACAGCGTAATCAATAGGCGCATACACAAGCTTCAGCGTGGTTGTAGCCAGCGTAGTTGCGATGAATAGGAAATGTGAATAGCCCATGTCATTAAACCTAACCTTACAGATATCGTTAGCCGCAGTGTTCGCCTCAAGCATATTCAGGCCGGCGTCGGTAGCCGCCACGGTCAACGTGTCAGCGTAGAACTGATCTGTCTTTCCATGGTAGGCCGTCGTACCCTGGGCGCATGTGATGCTACCGCACAGCGCATAGTCACCATCTGCCCCACGGCATCCGTAGACATTCA